ACCAGCAATATAAGCACCAGTGCTTGCTTCAGGATTTTTCTCTGAAAAAGATTCTATTTCAGACCTTATTTGATCTATATTTTCATTGTATGATTTATCTCCTACAAGAGATCTTATTATTGCTTCGGCTTCATCAGAACCACCTAAAGTCAAACCTTGAGCACCTTGCCTGCCTAAACCTACAAGATCTTGCCCAAATTCTCGATTATATATGTCGCTGAATGTAGCGTCTTCTGGCAAAGCTTTTACAATATTTATCATTATACTTGCCCTGCTGATAATTGACCTGCTAATATTCTTAGAGTCTCCATAAAACTTTTGTCTAATTCTTTTGCAGCTTTTGCAAATTCTTTAGGAGATATCTCATCAGAAGAAATATTTCTTCGCTCTAGAAAACTTTTTGCTGCACGTATTTCAGCCTGTGCTACTTTTTTAATTGCTGCTCTGGCCATTATTTATGAACTTTCTGAACTTCAAAAGATGCTTTCTTGCTGGCACCTTTGTGTGGTTTATAGCCTGTTGATGGATTTTTCATTAGCTTGTAGCTGTTTCCTGATTTCATCCAATGAAAACCTTTAGGTGCTTCGACTGATTTTTTACCCATTATTTACCTCTTGATGAATAAATAGCTTTGCCTTGTTTTTTGGCTTTGGCTTTTGATTTGTAAGTCTTGCCAGACTTGCCCCATTTGTAACCACCTTTTACTTTGCGAACAGGCATCAATCTTCTTCCTTAATAGAATCTAAAGCATCCTCAAAAGACATTGTTCCTTCTTTTTGTTGGCGTCTTGGCAATGCTGAAACATTTTTGTTGAGGATTGATTGAACTTCTGATATGATGTCTTCATTAGCACCACCTATCTCTTCCATATATTCTATAACATCTTTATCGTTAAGAGAGTGTTTGGTTTTCAACTCCTCAACAATGTTAGCTACATCTTTTCGATCAATCTCATCCCACCAATCTGAATTAGGGAAAGAGCCATAAAGTAAACCATCGACTTCATTAACAGCTTCTTTTTCCCCAACAGATGAGCTGGGCACAACTTTAACATTGTTGATGTCTGAAAAACTATCAACAGCTTCTTCTTTAAAATAATTTTTAATGCCCTGAAAAAAATTTGATGATCTAAAAGAAATCAAGTCACTTAATTTAGGAGGAAGATTTTTTACATCTAAATCTACTTCAGGAACATCTTGACCTTGTTTCCTAGCATAATCTTTCATGAACTTGTTAGCTAATTTCATTATTATGGAAAGAGCCATTAAATTACACTGCCTTTGGTAAATGGCATATTATCCTCCTAAGAGTTTATTCATCATGGAATGGACATCATCACCTGAACCGACTTTCATTATCTTGACTTTAACATCGCTCTCTTCAGGCATCATTTCTTCTTCAATTACTTCTTCTTCATCAACATATTCTCCTTGATGGCAAAGCAATAAAAAGTTTACGAGCTGATCATCGGTCATATCCAATCCATCAGCGTTATGAGCAAACCCCATCTTTTCTTCAAAGAGACTTGCATTCTCTTCCATGTTTTCTACATTTACTTCAGCCATTTTATTCTCCTTTAATTATCGTGGTCCAGGATCATTAGGATCCATAGGCATTGGTGGACTTGGTGTTGGTTGTGGTGATGGTGTTGGTTGTGGTGATGGCAGATTAGAAGTCCTATCAATAATACTTTGCAACATCGACCTCATATTAGATGGCATTGTTTTTGCAACAGAATTTTCTGGAACAGAGTCTTGATTAACAAACATTAATTCTTTCTTTTGTTGCTCTAAAAAACTCCACATATCCATAAGCTCTCCTGGCATAGAACTAGCATCAGCAAATGGGTCTGTTAATATTTTTTGAACAGTTTGAATTAAATTTATATCACTGGCATTTATTTGTTCTTGTTCTTCACGAGGAACTCTAACATTGCCATATGGATTATCTTTATTAAGACTAGGAAACCTTCCTGCCTCATTGCCTTGTCTGAGAATTTGATCTATTAATTCAGTTTGATCTGCCATATTATTCTCCTTTTAAGCATATGGGTCAACAACATTACCTTCATCATCATAATAAACTGTAGAGCCATCTTCTTGCTCTATCTTATTAACAACCTGAGTAGAGTGAACTGGTGCTACTCCAAAACGAGAGTAAGGACTGCCAGCAAAACGATCCCACATGCCACCAGCCATTCCAGTTCTGTAACTAGGATAAGTTGTAGTGATTATTTCTTGGGTGGTTGATTCAGGGAAAGTAACTGTTCCGTCTGGACTAACGACGGGAGAAGTCTGTGAAACATCATCAGCAATTATTGCTTTTGAAGTATCTGTTGATGTATCTATTGCTGGGATTGTGCCAACTCCAATATCAACTCCATCTACTGTTGATTCGAAAGGCTCACCACCTAAATAGATAATCTCATCAAAATCTAAACCATCAGGAGTGTAAGGCATTGTGTCTGCGTCTAAAGGATTGACCATGTTGGAATCAAGTAATGGGTAAGGTTGTCCTGTATTTGGATTTATCCTTCCTACTTTGAATCTATCTTCTAAATGAGACATTCCCCACTTGTCAATGTATGCGTCAACTATTTCTTTGCCTTTGTCTGTTTTAGTTTTTAAATTATCTAATTCAGCATTTAGTTGCTCTTTTGCTTGTTCGTATGGAGGGTCTCCTTCGGAAAATCCTTCGCCAATTACAGTTTCAAGATTAGTTTGTAAATCTTGAATTGATGGTCCATCAAGTGATGATTGGGCAGAAGATAATAAGTCTGCTTGGTTCGCTTCAATTTGAGTTCCATATTCGTTGCCGAATTTATCATAAAAAACTTGCAATGATTGATCTGCATATTCTTTATCTGCTGCACTGGCTTCAGCTTGAGTTTCATATTCATCGCCAAACATATCATATTCAGCTTGTGTATCAGCTTTTTGTGATTCCTCATACAAAACATTGGCATCAACTTCAGCTTGTAGATCTGCAGCTGCTGCTGCTTTTTGTACAGCAGCCTCATGCTCGGCTAGGTTTGCATGATAATCATGTAGAGAAACTTCGTTACCACGCCAAAAATATTTACCATATTCGGGATCATATCCTGACCATTGCTGGTAAATATCTGATGGACCAAGATCTGTTTTAAACTGACTACCTTTCCAATTAAATGTTGATTGCTTTCCAGCACGACCTGCAGCATATGCTTCATCAAAAGTTAATCCTGTGGCTGGGTCTTTTTCTTTTGTTTGGCTTGTTGAATTATAAGTTTCTGTGTCAGCTTGTCCCAGAGTTACAATCTCTGTCAAAGTATCGCCTGCAGCACCAACAGCATCACTTCCTAAATCATAAAGACCTTCTGCAACATCACTTGTTAGCTCATAAGCACCTGTTCCAATATTTGTAAGAACTTCAGCTGCAGCACTACCAGCATCACTTACAAAATCAACAGCTGCAGAGCCAGCAGAAGAGAGTGCTTCAAAAGCTGCTGAGCCAGCACTCGTTAGTGCATTACCTAAACTCTCTAAAATTCCTGGTTTGTCATCTTTATCATCATTGCTGGAACTAGAAGATGATGAACTGCTGCCACCAAAAGTATCGCTCCACCACCCATATTGAGGAATTCCTCCAGGACCAGGAGTGCCCATTCCACCTAAACTTTTAAGCAATTCAGCTTCATCTGGACGAATATAACTTAACTGGTGGGGTTGGCCATTAATAACTGTTTCTTTTGGTAATGCTCCGAATTGATTCATGTTTGTGCCCTCATAGCTTCAGCGACATTAGACAAAGCACCCATATCACCTTGTCCTAGTCTTTTTTTAATTTCCTCAACTTTATCCATTAAATAATTTGTCATTTGGTCACCACCTTGTGGCATGGGAGCCATTTGTTGCTGTCTTGGTTGGATATTACCAAAAGCTCCAGGATTAATAGGTCGCATAGACGCTAAAATATCATTCACCTTTTAATGCCTCCATTTGGATATCTGCTACATTCTTTTCTCGTTCCATCTGTATTTTAGATGCATTCTTTTCTCGCTCTAATTGGAGTTCAGCTTCAAGTTTTGTTATTTTCGCCTGTAGATCTGCCTGAGCTTTTGCTGCTTCTATTTGTAAGTCTTGCTGGGCTTCAGCTTGTTTAATTTGGATTGAGGACTGTGCTTTAGCTTGATCTGCAGAGATTTGGGCTTGCGTCCTAGCTTTGAGTGCTTCAGTTTCGAGTTGGGCAAGTTGTTGTGCATATTGTAATGGGTTCTGTTGTTGACCTTGTTTCATTGCAGCAGTTAATGCTTCAATCTCTTTCATTTGAGGAGCTTGCTGTACAACCTGAGCAGCACGCTGACTAATCAAATTATCTAAATCAGCAGGAATATCTTTCGGTTGATAATCACTAGCTTTAAAATCAGGAATTGGTGGCATCGGAACGCCAACTCCAGCTTCCATCCTAACCCTATATAATAACGCAACGTGTTCAGCGATATGGGCAATAAGAACAGGAAGCATTCCTTTTGCTCCAGGATTTCCTGCAAGAGAAGGATCCTGAATAAACTGCATATGAACAGCAATATGAGAGTCGTGATCCTGATCTGGAAAAGCTTTAATTGCTTTGCCAAACATTACTGACATATTCTCGTCTATTGGATCCATTCTTGGAGCTTCTTCAGGCTTCATAAGAATTTCGTCTATGTTTGGTATTCTTATGGCTTCATACATACGCTTATATGCTTCGTACATATTATGCATATCAGGAGCTGATTGAGCCATTTGTAAAACAGCTTGTGCTTGAGCTATTCTCTGGGCAGTAGAAAAAATGTTGGGGTCACTGACTGGGAGAACGTCAATGCGATCATTAAAGTCAGCAGCAAAGACCTCAGAACTGCCTCCGATAGATGAAAATGTAAACTGCTCAGGAAGGTTCTCAGCATTAAGAGAGGAAATTAGCTTGAACTCTTGACCTTGAGAATAATGCAACCTTTTGTGAATCGCTGAGAAAGCTTTGGAACCTTGCTCAATTAGTGCGACTGTCGAGCCAACAGGTGCATTCGGGTTTACATCCCCAACATTTAAATCAGCAGTACTAGCGAATCGCTGACCTGCATCTACAATAAAGCCTAATAAATTAAATAAAGATCCACTTGGCTCTTTAAAAGGCAAAGGCATTATAGCTTTATTAACATCGTCAACTGTTGCATCAAGATCAACGAACTCTCCAGGATTAACCTGCATCTCGCCACCTGAAACTCTGCCTCTTAATTTAAAGCCACCTTGCATATTTGAAAATGCAGCTGAGTCTAATAAAGCTCGTAAGGATCCAGTTGCTGCTTTGCCCAATCCACCAATAAGATGATATAAGCCAAAACCATAAAAACCAAGTCCAGGAAGGAACTTATAACTAACGAACCAATCTCTTCGTTTTTTCTTTTCATCATCTTCTTTCCAGTTACGACGAATGCTAACAACATGCTCATTATCATAATCTATGGTAACAACATAAGGTATTGCCACTTCAGCATCTTCATCTTCAAAAGATTCATAAACGTGCATCTCAAGAAGAGTTATCACTTCATCTTCTGCATCATCGGCATTCTGATCAACACCTTCAATATCGCCAATCGTATCTCCTGAAGGATCAAGATCGCCACCTTTATCTTTAGTTGGCAAATACCAACCTGCTTCAACATACCGATTATAATCGTTCTTTGGCATACGAATGACATGAGTATATCTTAAGGAGGTATTAAGATCTTTGCTTTCTGGTGCGACAACAAAGTCTTCAGCTTTAACAAACTGTGAACATTGCCTTTCTAAATTTGTATCCCACCAAACTTTTTTAAATGTTTGACCAACTAATGGTAAGTGAAATAACATCTGATCTAAGTCAGGAAAGTATTCAGGCATTTCCTGAGTGATCTGATAATTCATATATTCCCGAACTCTGCGAGCTTGTTCTTCTAGCTCTTCACTTGGGTCGCCAACAATAACTGCTTTAACAGGACCACCAGAAGGATAAAGCTCTGCGATTGCTTTAGCATTGAATTGGGTTGCTGCTTCAGAGATCAAAGGATGAACAACAGTTGAAAGACCACGAACAGCACGTTCTTCTTCAGACTCTTCCATGCCACCATCAGGATCTAAAGTTTTTAATCCTTTTTTGTATCTCTCTTCCCACTCAGAACGAGCTTCACGATCTGTATTATAAAAACCTATTAAGTCTGATGCAGTTCTATTTAATTCTTTATCGGGCATGTCTTCTGCCAGATTTGCATCGAAATTGCTATCTTCTTCTTTTACTTCATCAAGCTCTGGGTCACCAATAAGAACATCATCACCAACTTCTTCAACTTGTAAATTATCAGAGGGAGCACCTTCAGCAAAAGGAATAGATGTTTCAGCCATATAATGTTATCCTTTGTTTTTCTTGATAATCGTCTTCTTCATAATCTTCCGAATGAGTAACAAACCAACCTTTTCGTAATCTTAACCATGCCTGCGTACAAGTATCAACTATGTCATCATTATCAGTTGCAGGAAATGCTGCACAGATATCTATTAAACTCTTAGCCCATTTTTTGTCAAAAGGAAAGTAAATTCTTCCATCTTCTAATAAAGCCGATGATGCATGGGCACGAGCTTCCTTGTCTCGATCAGGTAAATACTCAAGAACTGGGACTCCTGCCATGCGTAAATCTTGCAATAAAGATTGGCCAGAAGCCTTCTTTTCTATTAAAACAGCATCAGGTTGCCAGTCTTGATATGCTTCTTGTGCGAGTTTTCTTAATTCAGGATATGTTACACGATCGTACCACATCTCTAATACAATAGCACAAGTCATTCCTCTGTCTCTGAAAACTCCCCAAGTTGTTCGAGCAGAATAAGAAGTTTTTTCTTTCGTACTGAAAGCAGTATCCCAAGATTGGAGAACATACTCAATGTCTGGCAGATCATCTTTCTCCCATGGCACCCACCATTCAGCTTTTAATATCCCACCACCTTTGGGCATTGGTCTCTGCTGCAATTGACCTGCGGAGGCATAAGACCCAAGACTTTTCTCAAGACTGTCGAGAGTTTTAACATCAATCCTCTCTGGCCACAGCAAGTCACCTTCTTTGGTTCTTGGGTCTGTGAAGCCAAGTCTTGATCTGGTTGGTGTTGGATGTCCGATCTCATATCGAGCAGGTAAGCATAAATGATCCCAATCATCGTATTCGTTCCTTAATATGTGTCCTGTTAAGTCTGTTTCGTGAACTCTTTGCATTATAATTATAAATGCTCCTGTCTTAGGATCGTTCAGTCGAGTTTGCATTGCTTGATCCCACCATTCAAGAACACCTTCACGAACTGTTGAACTTTCAGCTTCCCGAACATTATGCGGATCATCAATAATAATTATATCACCACCTTCACCAGTCAACGCACCATCAACAGACGTTGCTATTCTCTGGCCAGTCTTATCGTTCTCAAATCTTTGTTTCTGGTTTTGATCAGAAGTCAATTGAAAAGTATTACCAAAATGCTCTTTATACCAACGACTGTCAAGAAGCCTTCTACACTTAACCGAATCTCTTATGGAAAGAGAGCCAGCATAAGATGCATACAAGAATTTTTTCTCTGGCTGTATGGTCCAAGTCCAAGCAGGAAGTGCAACTGCAACTGAGATAGATTTCATATGACGAGGAGGGATATTAATAATGAGCCTTTTGATATCACCTTCAACGACAGCTTGCAAATGATCAGCTATTGCATCAATATGCCAATTATCATAAAAGTCTCGTCCAGGTTCAATCGTTCCCCAAGAGTTCCTGATGAACTCCCTCAACGATCTCCTCATCTTCTCTGCTCGAACTTCCGTCAGTGACAGCGTGCTCAAGAACTCGTTCAATTGCATTTAAATCCTCTCCTGTTAGTTTACTTATATCTACAACTTTTGTTGTTTCTACAGACGCATTTATTTCAACTGCTTTTAAATCAGGAACACATTTGCCCAATAAAGTTTTTGCAGCCATAACTCTGAGCTCAGGATCAGCACCAACCTTACCCACATTCTGAACTGTACCATCTTGATCCTGCGAGTAAACAGGAAACATTTCTTTGCCTTGCATTACCGAAGCTAAAAATCCAACAGGATCAGCTTGACCCATAATCCAATTGATGGTGGCTGGATGGTTCCACTTTTTATAGCGAGCTTGCCTATGCTGAGCAGGCTTTTGATTCTTTAATGACTCAACAGATTTAAACCTGCCATTCCATTTTTCTGGTTCAACTTTCCGTCCATTATTGATCGGTCTTTGTACTTGAACTTTATTTCCTTTGTCTGAAGCCAAAATATTCTCCTTTAAACCTTAACTTGCAGTGGTCAACTGTAAAGCAACTGTAACCTATCTCTGGCCAAAAAGAAACCCTCTAAAAAAAGAGGGTTCAAGTTAACGAGCAGATTAAGTTAGGGGAGGAAAATCTGCCTTGCCATTTGGAGAGGCGTCACGCATGAATTGTTTTCGTTCCAATATTCCTTTTCCCAAGTTTCACAACCTAGTATCAAGTTTAATATAATAAAATTTAAAAATAAAGTAAAAATAACAATTACCAGAGTTACTCCTACTGCATTGATTCCTGACCTCAAATATTTATTCATCGTTAAATTTTTCGATTAGTTTTAAAATTTCCTTGCGTTCAAATTCAGATACATCTCCCAAGATCATATTCCAAGAAACTACTGTTGGTTGCAAGTCTGCGATTGTTCCTTTGGTTTGCCCCTCTGGAAGCCTTGGCTCAATTCGGTCTGCTTTTAAATCATAGTGTATCATTTTATATCCTTTCTAAATCTTGGAGAGCTTTTTCATATTGCCCTCTCTTATAATCTTTTCCTGTTATTTTAGTCACTGCTGCAAGAATTTGCTTACCAGACATTCTGGAATTTTTCATCCCAAGGGACATCAACTTTAGATGCCCTTTGAGAAAAACTGCTTGAACTTTTGGATCTGATGGATTTAGCATTTAGCTCTCCATAATTTATAACCTTCAGTTGTCTGGGGAAAGCCATCCCTTTTCAGCCACTGTCTAATGTGTAACAAAAGGTATCCTTTTGACTTCAAAATAGCTAATGGCGTTTCAGCATTGTCAAGTCGATCAAAATATTCTTCAACTGTGAAATTATCAATTAAGAATCTTCTGAAACTTGGGGCAGAAGTTTTCGCACCATATTTCAATCTGGCTACAAATTTTTCCCTACAACCATGCTCGCAAGGCTCGTAATAAGCTATAAAATTACCTTTATCGCCTTTGCTGATGGATAAATTATCTATTGTGAATTTTGTCATTTAATTTCCTTTCTAATTTTGCTTTCGCAGACCCAAAGGTTTCGGGTGGGGAGCAACCCCACCACTCATCAGTGCGAATCTAAGTCGTGTACCTTTCACCAGTAATTATATTTATCATTTCTACACCAGATCCCATTGCAGCTCTGGCTTCAAACCTTTGCTCATTAATTTCTTCCTGAGTTCTGTTTGCTTGGTTCTTTGTATACTCAGCGAAAAAGTCTGCTAAATACTCTTTATATGCTTTGTTAGTAGCTTCAGCAGTAATTTCGTTTATGTAACCTTTTTCAAGTAATTCTTTTACATTCTCTTTATCAAAAGGTCTAAATCCCTCACCTTTTAAACTAACACCCACTGCACCACACAAAATGCTGTATTCACCTTTAAGCCATTTTTCCTCAATATATGTCATTTAATTTCCTTTCTTAGTTAATATAAGTATTCTATCTTATTTTTTCAGAGAAGTAAAGGATTATTTTAACAAAATATCCCTTTAAAAACAATGACTTAAAAAAAAGTTACCAGTGTTCGGTTTCGGTTACCGATGGTTTCGTTCTTAGGTAACGTGTGCAACTAATTGTAATCAAATAATAAAACACCATTCGTTACCGACGTTACCACAAATTCGCTTTTTTTTAAAAAATATTTTTAACACCCAAATTTTATTTATATATATAATAGTGGTAAACCAAGGACGTATCTGAAAACAAATGAAGGTCGGTAACGCTGGTTCTCTGGTTACTTCTTTGTTATAATTAAGAAAGGTCGGTAACTGCTAAAAAAAATATTTACTTTTAAATTTAAAAAAAGTAAGGTAAAGTTAATTGTTTAGAAAGGAAATGAACGTGATTGAAAGAATATTATACGTTGCAGATGTTAAAAAGGAGCTTGATATTTCATTGCTCTCTGATTTTGCCTTGGGTCATGGTTGCTTGTTTGAAGTAAAAGGAAACAGCGATTATCAATTTTACTCTCACAAGTTTGACTGGCTTGAAGAGTTGCTGAGCCAATTGGAAATTGATAGCTCTATAATTTATAAAGTAACTCCAATTAGCATAGAAGAAGAATTTGCTTTAAAGCCTATCACTCCCAAAGAAAGGCGAAGCAATAGTCAGCTCAGCAGTGTTAACTCAGCTAGGCTGAAAAGGATGAGGCAAAAATATGATATTGACAAAAGTTTAGAAAAAGCAAATAGAACCCATACAGATAATTTGGGAACTATTTCGTTAAAGCATCGGAGAAGGTAAATGGCAAAAGTTTATATAGTTAATAGACCTGTAAAAAATAAGTTTGGTTGGGTGCCAGATCTAACTGATGCTTCTCGTTATGGTTCGCTTGAAGTTATTTTTGAGCCTGATGAGAAACCACAGTTCTTACCAGTTCCAAGCATCCACAAAGCTAGAAAGATAATGAAGGATTTCTGCCCAGAGGATTACATTCTTTGGCCAGGAGGTGGCGACCCAATTGCTGTAATGATCGTTTGTATGATTGCTGCAGAAACATCGCCAATTGTGCGTGTCCTAAGATGGGAGCGTAATATGGAAGAAGGTGAAAGGGATAGACGAAAAGGTTGGTATATGCCTGTTGCCTTAGAACTAAGAAAGGAAAGCAATGACTATAGATCTGCTTGATGACGTGGCACCTGCGTCAAATTCACTAGGTGCAATTACTGAGATGGGTCAGGAGATGTTTAATCTTCAGAAAGAGATTAATGAATTGAATGATCTATTGAAGCAAAAGAAGCAGAGCCTTATGAAGTTGGCAGAACAGGACTTGCCTGATTTGATGCAAGAACTGAATGTCAAAGATTTTACTCTTAACAATGGTGCTAAGTGTGAAATTGAAGACATAACTTCTGGCTCTATTCCATCGACTAGTGCTATAATAAGAGCAAAAGGAGATGATAGAAGTGAGCTGGAGATTCGTCAACAGAGATGCTTTGATTGGCTGAGAGCAAATAATGCTGGAAGTTTAATTAAAAGCAATGTTGAGGTTCAGTTCGGAAAAGACGAAGATAAAGCATGCAATGATTTTACAAATGAACTGCGTGAAAGAAATATGTTTTATTCTCGTGCAACCAGCGTCCACCATAAAACTTTGAATTCACTTATTCGTGAAAGATTAGAGCAAGGCAAGGATGTTCCCCATGACCTATTTAAATTATATGTAGGTCGCAGAGCCAAACTTACAGGAGGCAATAATGGCTGATTTAAAAGTAAAAGAAGAAAGTAATGTAATTGCATTTGATCCATCTTTAATATTAGATGATGCAGGCACAGCAAGTGAAAACATGACAACGGATGATATGCTCATCCCACGTCTGAAAATTTTGCAAGCACAAAGCCCAGAAGTTAATAAAGCTGATGCTGCTCATGTTAAAGGAGCTGAAGCAGGGCAAATTATCGATACAGTTTCAGCAAAGCTTGCTGATGGCGACAAAGGAGTGACAGTTGTTCCTGTTAGCTATCGTAAGACTTTTATTGAATGGACAGCTGATCGTAAGCTCGTAAAGGATCATGGACTGACTCCTGCAATTATGGATAGTTGCGTCCAAGATGACAAAGGTAAGCTTAAAACTCCAGACGGCAACGACCTAGTTGCAACTGCTGAGTATTTTGTTTACATTGTTGAAGATGATGGTAATTATTCTCCAGCAATTTTGTCAATGAGTTCTTCAGGAATTAAGAAATCCAAAAAATGGAACTCAATGATGGGCAGATTACAAATCACCCACCCATCAGGAAAAGGAACGATAAACCCAGCTATGTTTTGGACAGCTTATACATTAACAACTGTCCCAGAGCAAAATGATATGGGTTCATGGTTCAACTGGGAAGTGTCTATGAAGTTTGATGCAAAGTCAGGTGGCGTCATAGAGAATTTAGCAAAAGGAAAAGAGCTTTATCTTGAAGCACGTGAATTTCGTAAGAATATTCAAAGTGGTGAAGTTAAGGTTTCCCCTGAATCCCCGAATGATGATGTAATGTAAAACATTATCTAGGAGGGAGGGCAACCTCCCTCCGACCAACTTAGAAAGGATTGGGGATGGACGTTAAAAAATTTATGGATTTGTTCAAAGGTTTTGAATCAGCACATGGGCAATATCGAGTAAATAAAAAAGAAGCTGATGGCAAGATGTCTGGTCGAGCAGTCACTGTCAGCGAACCAGCAAGTGAAAAGAATTTTGAGGAACATCTTAATGGTGGAGAATATATATTAGGTGTCATACCATTATTAAATAATAACAGTTGTCATTTTGGCGTTATTGATATTGATATAAGGGGAGAGGTTAAATTAAATGAAAGTCTTGAATCTCTTGAAAAGAAAATCCGTGATACACCTTTGGTGTTATGCCGTTCTAAGTCTGGTGGTGCTCATTTGTATCTTTTCTGTAATCCTGCCATACCTGCTATTGATATGGTGGGCAAGCTAAATGAATTTGCTGCCCAACTAGGTTATGGTGGTTCGGAAGTTTTCCCTAAACAAATATCAAGAGCCAATGAACGTGATCGTGGAAATTGGATAAACTTATGTTATTGGGATGGAGATAAGACAGAACGATATGCAATTCACAAAGGTAAAAAATTAAATCTTTCTCAGTTTATAGAAATTGCTGGAAAGAAAACAACAAATTTTGAATCCCTAGAAAAAATACAACCTGATCTCGTTGATCATTTTAAAGATGGTCCACCATGCTTACAACATATTATGACTATGGGTTTTCCTGAAGGTGGAAGAAACATTTCTCTGTTCAATGTGGGTGTTTATTTTCGTAAGAAGAATCCAGACGATTGGCAAGAAGATCTTATGAAATTTAATTATGAACACGTCAGCGAACCTTTGCCATCTTCAGAAGTGAATGGTTTGGTAAAAGCAGTAAGCAAAAAAGACTATGCCTATACCTGCAAACAAACACCAATTTGCAATTATTGCGAAAGAAGTAAATGCATGAAAAGGGATTTTGGTATTGGTGGTGTTGGTGGGGGAATGGCTATTGAGGTTGATGCCATCACTAAGTATGAAACTGAAAATAGACAATCAGTCCGATGGTATATAGAAATGCAAGGAGAGCGAATTGAAGTAACAACACCTCAACTTCTTGACCAGAGACAGCTGCAAAAAATATGTGTAGAAAAATTAAATAAGTGCCCAAGCACTATGCCAGGACAAAGATGGGAGCAAAGAATAAATGAACTTCTGGAAAATGTTGAAGTAATTATTGATCCTGATGATGCTTCGCCACAAGGGCAATTTGAAAAAATGTTAGATAGCTTTTTGACAGGTAAAGTTCAAGCTCGTCAAAAGGATGAAATTATGAATGGCAAACCATGGCATGATCCTGATGAAGCAAGAGTTTATTTTCGCTCTGAAGATTTATTTATTTATCTTGAAGCAAGAAGGTTTCGCTATACAACCCAACACCAGATTTGGTCTTGGTTAAGGTTATTGGGTGGGGATAGAAAAACATTTAGAATTAAATCAAAACCAGTTAAAGTATGGTCAGTCCCTGAGCCTGAGTTTTTTGATGATGATGATCTTGATATCCCAAGTGAAGTGACGGAAGATTTTTAAAAGGAGAGAAGAATGAGTATATTAAAATTAGAAAGATCTGTTGACGAATTTATTAAATTTAAGCATGAGCTTTTGCCAGTGTCTATATTTTTAATGATAGCTAGAGCAAAAACTCCTATGACTTATAAAGAGATTGGACAGAAATTAAATGTTAGCACTGCAAGAACTTCTCGCAATTTAGCCATTTTATTGAAGTTAAATTTAATTGAAGGGACTAAAATTGAACCAGTTGAAAAAGAACCAGTAAGGAAAATCCTTTTTGGATTAATCCATATTGGAGGATCAGTTCCGATAACGCAATTTACAATTACTGAAGATGGTTTAAAACTTAAGAAAAAGCTGGAAAAAATATGGGCAGGTTAAATGAACCAATAATATGTTGCTTCTGTGGAAAGGAAATACACAATTATTTAGATAGCCATAGCCCAGAGCCATTAGCAAATTACCCAGACAGATGTTGTAATGCTTGTAATGAAAAAGTTATTGTAGAAAGATTAAAGGAGATAAGAGATGCGCATATGCTCTGAGTGTTTTAAAGAAATACTATCTGATGATCACAATTGCTTAGGAGAGCCTGAAAGATATCACGAATGGATGTTATGGAGACTTAGAAAGGAACAAAATGAGAAGGCATGTACAGATAATACTTGGTCCCCCTGGAACAGGAAAAACAACAACTCTTTTACAGATAGTTGAAGCAAGCCTAACAAGAGGAGTGCCACCTGAGAGAATTGCTTATTTAGCTTTTACTCGAAAAGCTGCAAATGAAGCTCAAGAAAGGGCAATGGTTCAGTTTGGATTTGATTCTGACAGATTCCCTTATTTCAGAACTTTACACTCTTTGGCTTTTAAAGTTTTAGGATTGCAAAGAGATGAAGTAATGACCGACTCTCATTATCGAAGGCTGGGTAAAGCTCTTGGTGTAGAGTTCAAAGGAATTTATGATGAAAATTTAGGTTTACATACTGGCTATGGTTTAGGAGATAAATGCTCTAGAGTAGAAGCTTTGGCCAGAGTTGGCATTCGTTCAATAGACGATCAATATTATATGACAAATGAAAGAGATCTAACTTTGCATGCTGTAAAGCAATATCATGAATCTTTAAAAATTTTTAAAAAAGAAAATGGATTATTAGATTTTACTGATATGTTGGAAAGGTGCGAAACTTCTTTGCCTGTTGATATCTGTATTATTGATGAGGCTCAAGACCTTAGTTCTTTACAGTATCGGATGGCAATTGCAGCATCCCAAGAAGCTTCTGAAGTTTATATTGCTGGCGATGATGACCAAGCTATATTTGGTTGGGCAGGTGCAGATGTTTCTAAATTCCTGAGCTTAAAAGGTGACAAAAGAATTCTTCCTCAAAGTTTTAGAATCCCTCGTTCAGTTCATAAGTATGCTTATGATGTTGTTAGCAGAATTAAAAATAGATATGTAAAGCCATGGCAACCAAGATTAGAAAAAGGAAATGTAATTTACGTTTCGGAAGATAATAATATTGATTTCTCTAGAGAAGGAACTTGGCTCTGTATGGCTCGGAGCAAATACCTTCTTAACAGGTTTAAGAAAGTTGTTCGCCAGCAAGGATATGCTTACAATTATAATGGTAAAAGTTCTCTTGACAGTGATGAAACTTTAGCAATAACATCTTGGGAGAAAATAAGGAAAGATAAAGAAATCTCTATGCATGAAGCTAAAAATTTAATTGGCTTTTTTAATTTTAAAGTAAAGCTTGAAAAGAAAGACACCTATAATATAAATGATTTGGGTCTTCCAGATAATGCTGTTGGTCAAGACTGGATGACAATGTTAAAAGGTTTACCACCAGAAGAAAGAGAATATTTAAGATCATGTTTACGCAATGGAGAAAAGTTTAATGATAAGCCAAGAATAACAATCGCAACAATACACCAAAGCAAAGGTGGTGAGGCTGATAATGTTGTTCTGTCTATGGACATGGGCAAATTAAGCTGGGATAATTTAGGAACAGATGAGGAGAACAGAGTATGGTATGTCGCATTAACAAGAACAAAGGAAAATTTGTATTTAGTTCGCCCAAGAGGATTAAAACATTTTTCCTTATAATTGCTAAGTCGTTGTTTTTAAAGTGAAAGAAAATGCTTTACTTCTTAAAAGAAAAAAGATACAATCTATATATTGATTAATTGAGAAAGGAAAAAATCATGGAAAAAGTAATAGCAATTTATAGAGAAGTTAATAACCCAGTAACAGGGTTCAGCCAAAGCCTAGCAGCAAAAACTTTTACTGATAGGAGATCAGCCAACAACACTGGTAATGGTTTTAACTTAGTCGAAACTACTGAAGACTTAGCAGGTATTAATTTGCCTTCTGGTGAGCTTGTTAAGCTTCATAACCTTTATGCTAAAAAGCCTGTCAATAAATTTTCTGATAAGGCAACAGCAGTAAAAAGAACTTTCGGGGTTCTTTCTGATTTGCCAACTTCTAATAAGCTTGTGACAGATGAAATGGAACTATATCGTGAAAAAGTTCCTAGCTTTGGTCCCAAAGTCTCTAAGCCTCGAGGTGCTTTTGGAGGCAAAAAAATCAAGTGTCTAGTAAATACAAATCCTCGTAAAGAAGGCACTCGTGCTTGGAACAACTTCAGCTTGTTCTTGGGTCATGGCACAATCTCATACGAAGAGTTTGTTAAGCTTGCTGAAGGGCATGGTAGCACCAAAGGTGGTTGCCGAGAAGATCTTGCTCATGATATTAAAAAAGGCAGAGTGGAACTTATCGATGCCTAGAGTTGTAAAAGAGGTTGAAGGGTTCGTCATTGAAAGTGGCGTTCCCTTAACTGACTCACATAAGTCTAGGGACAAGTGGGTCAGGTTAGTGAATGCGATGTCTGTTGGAGATAGCACAATTTTAAAAACTTCAGGAGAGGTTGTCTCTTTCAGAATGAATTGCAAAAAGCTTGGTTTTGATTGCAAGTCGAGAGCAGTCAGAGACGAACAAGGAAAAACGACTCCATCAACTAGAGTTTGGAAAGTAAAGAAATGAAAATATACGGAGCAGGTCTCGCTGGGTTATTGGCAGGAAATATGTTAAGAGGTTTTGAGCCCTCTGTTCATGAAGCCCAAAAGCAATTGCCAAATAATCATGGAGCCTTGCTCCGATTTAGAACTGATAAAGTTGGAACAGCATGTGCCATACCTTTTAAAAAAGTTCACGTTCAGAAAGCTATTAGTTATGAAGGTAAAATTATCACTGAGCCCAATTTGTTTTTAAGTAATTTATATTCCCAGAAAGTTACAGGATCAATATTAAGTAGATCCATTAACAATCTTGATCCTGTTGATAGATACATATCTCCTTGGGAATTAATTAATATTATGGCAAAAAATTGTAATATAAAATATAATTCAAAATTAACATTATCAGAAGTTCTTGCAATTAATCGCCCGATTATATCAACAATCCCAATGCCAGCATTAATGGATATTGTTAAGTGGCCAGACAAGCCAGAGTTTCCATCTCAAAAAATATGGACGCAAAAAGCAAAAATTGTAACTCCTGAATGCAGAGTTAATCAGACCATATATTACCCAGACCCAATGCTTCCATATTATAGAATATCTTTAGTCGGGGATACTGTTATATCAGAATTTACAAAAAAGCCAGAGACGGATGTTGGTCCTCATGTAATGGGGGTTTTAAAAGATGATTTTGGAATCCAAACATATAAGCTTATCCACATGACACAGTCTGAGCAATACTTTGGAAAAATAAAACCAATTGATGAAGATTTAAGAAAACAATTTGTTTTCGAAATGACAAGCAAATACGGAATATATTCGCTGGGTCGTTTTGCAACTTGGCGTCAAATTTTACTTGACGATGTTGCTGATGATATACAGCATATAGAAAGATTCATTCGGTCAAATTCTAACTACAGCCGATTGATGCACTCTCAGAAAGGAGAAAACCAATGAAAGTGAAATTAGTTAGTTATACAAGCGACGCAGTAAACCTTTTACTGTTCACAAAAAATACTCGTCTTATGAATGATGAAGATGCTTATGATAAAATATCCCAGTGGGATGAAGATAAAAAGCAAGCAGAACTCGATTACATGCTTAATACGATAAGGTCATCTTGGGAATTTATAGACTATACTTTTGATGTAAGAGAAGTTACAAGAGGATTTACACATCAGTTCGTCAGGACTCGTCAGGGTTCATATGCCCAACAGTCTCAGAGAACTGTTGATATGCAAGGTTTCGGATATTATACTCCTAATAGAATATACAAAGACGAAACTGCGAATACGATATATGATGATATTATGGAAAAAATAAACGAAAAATATCAAGAGCTGAGATCTTTAGGAATTCCTGCAGAAGACGCAAGAGGGATATTGCCTACTAATATTCACACAAATATTATAGCAAAATTTAATTTAAGGACTCTAAGTGAGATGGCCAAGTCTCGTTTGTCTCCGAGAGCTCAAGGTGAATATCAGGAAGTATTTAAATTAATGGTCAGAGAAGTGGTTAATGTTCATCCTTGGGCAGAAGCATTTCTGACACCAACAGAATGGGCTGCACCATCTATGGCAAAGCCATTAAATAAATAGGAGTCCTAATGAAAAAATATGATCAAGATTTCATTGACAAAGTTCACGCTTTAAAAGACAAGATGACGAAAGCTGAAATTGCAAAAAAAGTTAATACGACTGTTCGTTCGATTCGTTATATTCTTGATGAAAGAAAACCATCTTTCAGCGTTTACAACCAGAGAGTTGATGAAGCTAAAAAAGAAATAAAAGGCATAATGAAAAAGATTAGAAAGAAAATGCCTTGGCTAAAATAAACTTTACTTTTAGATAAAAAAGTTTAAAATTATAGTGTTGAGAAAGGAAACAACGATGAATATATTTTACTTGGATACTGCTCCAGATAAAGCAGCAAAGATGCATTGTGATAAGCATTGCATTAAAATGATACTTGAGACTGCTCAACTTCTTTCTACTGCCCATAGAGTATTAGATGGTGATGAGTATGCTGATAAAGTCGGTCTTTATAAAGCTTCTTTTCAGAACCATCCTTGTGCAGTCTGGGTAAGGGAATGTGCTGATAATTATTGGTGGGCATATTACTTACTTGTTAATCTTTGTGAAGAGTATGAAATGCGATATAAAAGGACTCATAGTTCTGAAAAGATGTTAGATCCTTTAAGAACTCTTCCTTTGCATATGTCTATAGAAAAAGATTTCACCTCCCCACCTCAGTGTATGCCTGAGCAATATAAAAGTAATGATCCTGTTAGATCTTATAGGGATTATTATTTAGGTGAGAAAATGTATTTTGCTAAATGGAATTATACGGAGGAGCCATCATGGATAAACGCATAATCATAGCTGATCTTGACGGAACTCTTTCTGATTATGGACATAGGATCCATCTTTACAAAGAAAGAAATTACAAGGAATTTAATGAAGCAGGAATAGGCGACAAACCTATAGAAAACATTTGCAATATCATCAGAAGGCTTAAAAATGATGAAACAGAGATAATTGTTATGACTGCTCGGGATGATAGTTGCCGAGAAGACACAGCAAGATGGTTAAAGCTAAATGATATCCAATACGATGGCTTACTAATGAGAAAGTCGGGAGACATGTCATCAGATCCTGTTTGTAAAAAGAATTTATTTAATGAGTATTTTGATTACAAAGATATATGGTTCGTTCTTGAGGATCGTAAATGCGTTGTCGATATGTGGAGAGGTGAAGGCTTGACCTGTCTACAAGTTGCTCCAGGAGATTGGTAATGAAAATAAAAATCAGGGGAAATGATATCGAACTTAATGACCAGAAAATAGGAAGGTTGTTCGACATAAATACTTTTCAAAAGCAAGACCTAGAAGAGCTTTTTGATAAAGCCAACAATTATGAAGACGATGTCGAGCAAGCATTCCAAGATGGGAAAACAGATAATGAATAAAGATGCAGCAAAGATCTTAGAAGAGATGGCAGAAACTTTTCGGGAACGCAATAAAGTCTATGGTGACAACTATAAAACAGTTGGTGAAGTTATGGTTGCATTATTCCCTAAAGGAGTTCAATTAAAAACTGTTGACGATTATAATATCTGGCATCTGTTTGAGCTTATGATTGTTAAAATTACAAGGTTCGCTAATAGCGATCTTAATCACAAAGATTCAATTCACGATGCAGCAGTCTATGCAGCAATGGTTGAGTCATTAATAAAAGGAGTTAACGATGAGTAAAATTTTAATAACTGGAACTGGTAAAGGTTTAGGAAAAGCCATGAAAGAAGAGCTTCAAAAACAAGGACACAATGTTTCAGGATTCAATCTTGAGGAGGGCAATGATGTTAGGAAAGCAAAAGAAATAGCAAATGTTGATATTTTAATAAACAATGCTGGTGTCAATTTAATAGATTGGCTTGAAAACTTCGAGGAAGATATGTGGGACACAGTCATGGACACTAATGCCAAAGGCATATACATGATGACTAAAGCTTGCTTGCCAGCATTAATAGAAAATAAAGGGACTGTTGTAAACATTGTTAGTAATGCTGCACATATGCCAATGACTTGCTCTTTAGCTTATAATGCATCAAAAGGTGCTGCACACATAATGACTTTACAATTAGCTCGTGAATTAACTAAAAAATATGGAATCACAGTTTTTGGCATAGCACCTAATAAATTATCTGGCACTGGTATGAGCGATTCTATAGACAACCAAGTTGTTAAAACTCGTGGCTGGACAAAAGAGTATGCTCAAGAATATCAACTCAATGGACTACTAACAGGGGAAGAAACGCCACCAGAAAGATTGGCTGAGTTTGTTGCTTTCTTACTTCAATCAAAAGAGCACCACAAATATCTAACTGGGTGCATATTACCATATGGAGCTTAAAATGAAATTTACTATTGAACAAATTGCTATCTGCCCAAAAGACCCAATCGCTGCAAAAAATTTATTAACTGAGATAGGAGCAGTAGACTGGGTCGAAGACCATGTTATTGCAACTGGGCTAGTTTATGACGAGCATGGCACGAATGAAGCTAATTTATCTTTTAACTATGATATTTTTTCTGGCAAAGAGTTTGAAGTCTTAGATTATACATCAGGCAATAATTGGATGGACTCTGAAAAAAGAGGAAGGAATAGTGTTAGTCATTTAGGAATGCATTGCAGTGCCGATGAGCTTGTTCTTTGGAGGTCATTTTTCAAAATAAGAAATATAAACATTGCCCAACAGGTTTTTACAGACTCTCATACTAACTCAGCAATCGCAGGCAAAAGATCTTACAACTATGTTATTTTTGATACCAAAGAAATATTAGGAGTTGATTTAAAATTTATTGTCAGGATAAATAAAGATGATAGTGTTTGATCTAGAAACAACTGGATTGCCTAAAGCTGAAGGTTCGGATCTAGATCTTCAACCTCGAATAATAGAGTTCGGTGCAATTAGATTGACTGATGGAAATTTTGAAGAATATGATCGGTTAGAATTTATGTGCAATCCT